TGGACGTGGTCGCCTCGATCCGCTTGCAGCGATCTTGGTCCTTCACCTCGATCTCGATTGCGGCATCTGTGAAGTCGATCAGGTCGCCAGTTTCAAGGTCTCGGAACTCGAACTGCGTCTTCCAGTCAGCGTTGTTCGTTGCGGAAGATGTAAGCTGGATCGCCATGTCACAACTTCCTGTAGAAGGTACCGAGCACCGTTTTCTGCACATTGGCCATCGGCGTCGAGGCGCCGCCTTGCGCATTTCCAGTGAACGATGACGACACTTGTCCGGTCACAGGCAAATTGGCTATAGCGCCACCATCAAACGCCACAGAAGAATAGTTAGGTCCCCACGTCGCGATCGATCTCTGGATGGAGAGATTGCCGTTGAAAAACGTAGACGACACAGACCCTGACGGCGTATAGGGCGGCAGATTGGCGGTAACCAGGACGGTCGTCGCCTCACCAAGCACACTCCCCGGCGTCGTGGTATCGCCGGACACGACAGGCACGTTGGCAAAGCGCCCCGCCGCGCTGTTGCCCATGTCGTCGAGGCCGCCAACGATATAGCCGCGCTTGTCGGGCAGCTGGATCGTCTTGTTGGCCGCCCAATCCGCCGCGGAATTGGCACCGCGCCCGCCCGATACCGGACAGATCGTATTGCTGTAGGCGTTCCACAACCAGACAAAGAGCGCCTGACAGTCGGAGTTTGCACGCTCGGTCGCACCAGACGTCACGCTGCCGATGGTGCGCCCGTTGTCTCTCACCCAGCCGACACGCGGGCCGGCTATTTCGGACCACAGCACATCGCCGGTTTGAAAAATCGTGGTCGGATCGACGCCGCCCCCGCCGCCCCCGCCGCCCGAGCTAGGCCCGATCACCAGCAGGTTGTCCTGCACGATCTGCGTCACGCCGGTCTTGGATTCGAGGCGGACTTTGATGACGCCGTCCGCCAGGTAAAACGCCGGCGCGCGCCCCGCCGCGTCAAGGGTGATCGGGTTCGGATGCGGGATGGTCAGATCAGTGTCCTGAAACGCGTTCTGCGGCGTCGCGACCGTGCCGGCCTGGATAAAATACAGCCGGCCGCCGGCGAGCACCTTGCCGTGCTGGTCGAACTGCTGGCTGAGCGACAGTGAGATTGATCCAGCCATTCCTCATTCCCCAAAAGAAAACGGCGATCCGTGATGATCGCCGTTAGGTCAACGCTGTCATTTCAGACCTCTATGCGGCAGCAACCGCAGAGGGGAATAGCTTTGCCAGTTTCGCAAGACCACGCGGCGTCACCCGCACTTGCTCTGTGATCTTCTCCGAACCATCCGCCCGCAGAACCGTCGTCACCTTGTGCTCAAGGTCGCCGGCCTGCACCCTGCTCTGGTAGCCGAGCCAATGCTCGGCGCCGGCCCGCCGATAAATCCAGCCGTGGGCATTCAGATACGAGAACATATCCTTGGGGCGCATTTGGAGGGCTTTGGCAGCCTCAGTTACATTCAAGCTGCCGTCAGCCTTGGAAATCCTGTCCAATGCGGCCACGTCCGCCGACATTTCCTTGTTTGCCGCCTCAAGGGCAATGACCTTCTCGGTGTACACGCCGAGAGCGTTCCTAAGCCATGCCGGATCGTTGAGAGCTAGCACAGGGTCAAACGACCGGCGGTTCCGAAGCTCGGCCTCCATGACGTTGAACTGAGCGATGCGACTGGCTGACCCACATGGGTATTTTGCCGATTTCGTCAAAGAAAACAAATGCTTAGCGTCTAATTTGGCTTGGTAACCTCGTCCCACCTATTACCTTTTGGTGCATTGTAATCCCGCAGAAATCACTTATCATGATGATAAGTGGCTGGAGGCGTGAATGGCCGGAGTGCAACCGTGGAAACCTGCGGACGCAACCATTGAAATCCGACGTTTGGCCTCTACCGAGATTCGGATCACCTACACCGAGCATTCTCGGGACCGAATGACGGAACGTGACTTGCTCGTTTCCGACGTTCTCCACGTCCTCAAGCACGGTGTTGTTTATGGCGATGCCGAACCGTCAACAAAGGCTGGCTATTACAAGTATCGCATCGAAGCACGGACACCAAACTCGGGGAACCGTGAGGTCGGTGTCGTAGTCATTCCAGACCCGGTTGGGTCACACATCAAGATCGTGACCGTTATGTGGATCGATGGAACATGAGTTAGGAGGGCAGCGCATGAACAAGTATCGCTACACCGAGAGCGGCTTGGACAACATCGTCATCACCGGCATTGACGAACTCGTCGATGATGCCGGCGAGAAGTGCGTGTCAATTCCGAACATCAACGGTCTCCACAAGGTGATCGCTCATGGCATCGTCATGCGCACCAACAGCATGACCGGGAAAGAACTCCGATTCCTGCGGACCGAAATGGGAATGACTCAGGCCGAACTTGCAGAGACGGTCAACCGTGAGCCCTTGGCGATCAGCCGATGGGAGCGCGGCGAGAGCCCGATCGATAGCAACGCCGAGGCGGTCATTCGCCTTCTGGCGATAGAGAAGCTTGGCCTCCCTGAGGACATCACCGTCCAGGAGATTGCTGGATGGTGCGCCAAGAAGCCCGAAAACGATGTTCCTCCGCTCGTGATCGACGGGTCGGACCCCGGCAACTACAAACTTGCGGCGTAGCCTCCATTGCCCGACCAACACCCCTTAGACGGCGTTAGAACTCCAAAGCGGCGTCCGATGAGGACGGTATCTTCAGATGTCGTGGAATCAGGCATGCCGGCAATCGTTCCGGAAGAAAACGGAGACGCCGACGAAGATGAACCGCACTAACAAAGAGCCTCCATTGAAGAATGGACACGATCCTTGCTGACAAAGATCCTCGCCACTATCGGCATTCTCAGCGCAATCGGGGCAGGCGCCGCGCTATCCGAGCTTTTCCAGAGTGGGCGTGAAGCCCATTTCATGTCCGTCGCGCTGCTCGGCGGCATCAGCTTCATGTGCTTCTGGCGGATCGCTTACGGCCCGTCAAAGACAGCGCATGGACTGGAAGATGCTCGACACGCACAGGTCTATTCACCCGACGAGCAGCTTCCCGTTCCTGGTACTCGCCAGCCAATCTTCGGCCCGAACGCGGTTCCGTGGTTCGTGCAGTTTGCGTTTGCAATATTTCTTCTTTTCGTAGCAATCCCGGTATTTAAGCCAGTCATCAAGCCGATCACTGATAGTCTTGCCGAACGGACGCTAGATGTGATTTGCACCACTACTGGCTTATGTACGTCGGAAGCATCTCTGCGGACCCGCGCGTCAGTGAATCGATGATTGCCTGTCTGATGTTCGACACACGGGCTTGAGGCAATTTCGAGAACGTCCCGCCAGACACGATCAGGTCAGCAAGCCGTTCGACCTTGGCTCGTGACATGGCTTCCGATGCTCTGCGCGCCGCCATTGCTCCGACACCAGCTGCAGCGACCGGGATTGCTCCCGCACCGCCAGTCCCATAGCCGGCAGCGCCGGCAAGACCGGACCATAGCATATTAGACAACCCGCCCGTGCCTGGCGCCGCTCTGCCAGCCTGCCGCAGGAAGCTCTGCGTGATGGTCCCAAGAACTGCTTCCTTAAGGGCCTTTTCCTCGTCTGCGGTGAAGCCGCGCTTCGCCTTCTCGCTCGTCAATATCCTCTTGAGCTGCTGCCGCGTGGCATTTTCGACGTTGCCGCCGGTACCGCTCGACGCTGCATTCATGCCCGCGCGTTCAAGAAGCTTTTCGAGCGTGTCCAGCTTGGCGGCACGTCCCCAATAGTCACGCGCTTCACGCAGCGCCGAGGCTCCTGCCTGTGCGTCTCCCATCAGAACATCGCCAGCGCCGGGCGAGGCAACGACTTCATCGATGCGGCGTATCATCTTTCCGACAAGTTCGTTGTTCGACTTGTTGCCCGCGACGTAGGAATTCCCCGCCGCCTTGCGCAGCGTATCGAGACCCTTCAGCGAGATATTACCGTCGATCTGACGCCTGATCTCGTTTAGCGCCTCGGCCGCGCCCGGCTGGTTCTTTGGCAGAAACCCGAACTCGGTAAAATCCGTGACGATGTTGTCGTAGAGCTTGCGCATGGCCTGCGGCGTGAACGCTACGCCGGCGTCATCCGCGCGCTGGTAAGCAACCCTCCCCATCTCTCGCAAGTCGTCAACGGTCGTCTTCGTCACCCGACCGCCGGCACCGATACGGCCAAGACCGCCGATGGCGGCGCCTGCTGCGCCACCCGTAGCCGCGCCATATGCAGCATTCTTAAGGCGGCCTTCTCCCTCCCCCTCGCCTGCCCCGTACAATGCACCCCATGCGGCACCCTCGGCGCTGGCCCTGCCCGCCATACTCGCTATGGTCGGCCGCGCCCCCTGCATCAGGGAGAACCCGGCTTTCGCAGCCTCGCCGGCCGGGATCATGCCGCCAGCGATCGCGCCAACCGTGGATGCTACCGGAGATCGCTCGTCGCGCCGGCGTTGCAGCTCGGATTCCAGAGCTTGGCCTTCCTCATACGCGCGCCCAAGATCGAAACCCTTTCCTTTGGACCAATCGACCGCAGCGCGGATAGGAGAACCGAGGCGCGACATGATCTCGTCGCCAAACGGGATGCCGCGAATCGTGCTGGCCGACGCATCGGCAAACGCACTTTTGCCACGAGCTTCCTCGATCCGATCGGCTTCAGCCTTTAGATGTGCCGGAAGCCTGGCGTAGTCCGGCAGGAACGATGCGGCCCGCTCGGTCTCCTGATCCCCCCTTTCACCCGCATTCAGCCGAGCGGCTAGCGTCCGCTTCGCCTCTGCTGCAGGATCCTCGATAAGCTTGAACCCTTCCGGCAACGCTGAAGTCTGCCGCGCGGGCGCGTTGTCTTCGATCAACTTGAAGCCGGCCGGCAACATCGCTCCCGTTGGCTCGTACAATCCGGACTCCGTAGCTTCGCGGTCGCCCCAAACGCTAGGGCTCGATCTGACTTCATCCCGTGGGATGTACACAGGACCGTCAACCTTGACCGTGCTCATTTCAGTGGAACCCACTGTCCGTTCTTGAACTCGATTACTTCACCTGCAGCGTTTGTCGCGCGCTGCCCATCTCGAAAAGCCGACGATGATACCTGCGTTGTTGCAGTCTGCTCGTGGCGCTCTTTGAAATAGGTCCCGCCTCTAAGGTCTTTGATCCTCGCATTGTTCAGTTCAAACTGTCGCTGAGCAAGCTGCTTCATGCGGTCAATCGTCCGCAGCTTGAGATCAGGAGGCGCGTTCGGATCAGCCAAAATCGTTGTGAACCGCGCCATTTCGGTGTCGGTCGTCGCGCCTTTCAAAGTCTGCGCCATGTTCTTGATGGCTTCACTGCTGAGAAGCTGATTTAGCTCAACTGTCGCTTTAGCCCGCTCTGGATCGATTCCCAATTTAGAAACAACAGACGATGGAAGATTCGTGCCGATTGTCCCAAGCGTGCCTGCTGTGTAACCGGAAAATGCTTTAGGCGCCAATTCCGTTGCGCGGTTCAACGTGTCAATCGTCGATTGTATGGGAAGGTTCGCGTCCTCTGCCTCAAAAATTGCTTTCTTGTCGGTCGCTGAAATTGGCGTGTCCGTCTTCGGAAACAACGCCTTCCGACCTTCAGGCGATGTCGGGTCGATACCAGCCGCGCGAACAGTTTTCACCGGTGCCGGCTCGTCGCTCGCCTCGCGCTTCTCCCTAGAGCGGGCTAAGTCGAGCATTCCCCCTTGATAAGTACGATTCCAATCGTCTTGTGAGTTAGCGCGTGCCAGATTTGCGAGGGCGACAGCGCCGTTGACTTCGCCGGCTTTCAGTTGCCCGAGAATAGCTTTCGAAAAATCAACTTTCCCATCAGGCCCAACAATTCCGTCAACCGCCTGCTGCTGCTGTTGCACCTTCCGATTGGCCTGCAGGGTGTCGCCCATGCCGCCAAGCATCTTGAAAAAATCGACCTGCGGCGGGCCGGTGATGATGCCGTTTGCCATGTCTCACTTCCCGCCTGGAGCAAAGCCGCCGATACCTGACGCCTTCAAGGCGAGGTTGGCACCGCCCATGAGTGCGTTCCAGAAATTCGACGATGCGTTATACTTTGCGAGTTCAGCATCAGCGTTTGCGTTGCCGATGCCGGTCTCGGTATTCCAGCCGTACCCGGCCTTTTGCGATGCCACGCCACCCTCGTTCGCGGCCTGCCCGGTCAGCACGCCGGCCTGCCCGGTCGCCGCACTCGTCGCGCCGCTGAGGTTCGGCGCGAGCGCAGACAAATAGTCGCCATACTTTTGGCTCGCGTAGTCGGTCGCGAGCTTCGTGGTGTCAGCGATCGTATTGCCGCTCGCCAGCATGCCCCGCGCCGCTGCCTGGCGGTCATTGAGATTGACCGCCATATCGATGCCTTCTTGATACCCCGGAAGCTGGGTGAACGTCTGTCGCGCCCTGGCAAGACCTTCCGCGCCGTTGACGCCGGTCGCATCGTTGTAGGCGTCCTGCCCGGCGCCAAACTTGCCGGATAGCGCTGTGAACGGGACAAGTGCCTGGCCATAGAGGGCGTTCGCGTTCGTCAAGCCAGTGTCAAGCGCACCGGTCGCTGACGTTTGCCCAGCCCGAAGCCCGGCGATCTTAGCAGCCGCGGCATCCTCGGCCGGTTTCGACGAAAAAATGTCAAAAATGCCCATCCGTGTCGCCTATCAGTTCGATCCCGGAACCCAGCGATTCTGCGCTGCGTTCCAGATCATGACTTGTCCATTTGCCGCCGGCGTCGCCGATACATCGGCAAGGTCGCTAAGCTTTAGGCCCTTGACGTAATCGTACCAATCGATCGTCCATCGACCGGTCTTTAGGTCGATGGGAGGAACATCGATAGGCGGAATAGGACGCCTCATATTGCCCTCGGGTCTGTGCTCTGCGTCGCAAACAGAAATCCGGCGTAGACAGGCGCCGAGATATCAAGGCGCCATCGTCGTCCTTGCCACGATGAGCGCCCGGTGCAGGACACCAGCGATACCAGCGCGCGCGGTTCAGACTGTCTCCCAAGCTTTCGCAATATCGGATTACTCCAGGTCTGCCCGCCATCATCCGACCAGGAAATTCCAACTTCAGGATCAGTTCCATAAGGATCGGGGCCCAACGCCTCTCCGATACCCGTCGTGAAATAGAAGTCAGCACGTCCGACCACTTCTCCAGCCGGAAAATTCGCCACCGGGCCGCTTTCGATGCGAAGTCGCAAGGGCTGCCCCACCTCGTCGTGAACGGCTGATGTGATCTCCTGGATGTTTCCGCTTAAAGCGTCGCCAGTCAGCCACTTGCTGTAGGCATAGATCGTGCCTGAGATGCGCGTTCGCTTTTGCAAATAGCTCTTTCTCTGATGCCAAGTCTGGTTGTTGAGATCGTATACCCACGTCCAGTGAGGGGACGACAACTGCCAGAACGCATGGCCTCGAGCGATGTAGGATGTCGCCTCCAGTAGCGACTTGTCCGCAACCTTCTCGATCAAACCGTCAAGATTGGGCGGCGATATTTTCTCGGGGTCATAGCCATTGAGCTGACGAACCGTGTTGTCGTTACCGACAAAGATCGGCGACCGGCCAAAACCATCCTCATGCCCCGAAACGCAATACGGTCCCGCCATCCCGACCGGGATAACCGTGTTGCGAGCCAGCGGGAACGGCGTCGTTCCTGCATCCGTCCAGATTTCCGTTGTTGTCCGGCCAAAGAAAAGCATGCGGCCGCCCCACGCAATGCCGCGCAACAGGCCGTCCGGTTTCGCCTCTGCCTTGCCAAACGACAGCGCGTTAACGGCCGTCGAATTCAGGTCGGTTGCAAACACTCGACCATCTGCCGTGGTGAAGATCAAATAGCCGTTAAGCTGGTCAACGGAATTCACTGACGGCAAATCCGGATCAGGGTATCCGTTCGTCACCGATGTCGGTGTGAAGGTTGCGATGTTGCCGTCCGGATCAACAAACACCTTATCAGGCGTCGTGTTGTTGTTCGCAGCCATAAAGCCGCGCTTTGTGCCGAACAGGCTGCCAATGTCCGTAGCAGCGCCGCCAACACCGGACAGCTTTACAAGCCGGCTGTCAAAAGCGACGTACAACACATCGTTGACCAGAATCGAGCCGCGATAGCCCGTTCTGTCTGTCGTCCCAAAGTTGCGCAATCCGGGAACACGGCGAATCACCGACTTGTTCGGCGCCTGATCGCCGAGCGCCTCGGGATACCCGTTCTCAACCGTTCCGCCCGCTTCCTGCGGCCTTGCGCCCGGCGCCGTCGACGTTGGAAACGAAATGGTGCGCTTTACCATCGGCCGTGGCGCCCGCTTGGAATTGCACCATCGATACGAAGGGTTTGCCGGATCTGCGGCGGACGGGAAATTGTTCGCAGATCCTGCTCAGCGAGTTGCGCGAGCGCTGCCAACTTAGCGTCGGCTGGAAGGTTGAATGCTGCGGCCGCAGCATTGGCCAGATAGTCAGCGATCGATAAGAAGGCCGCAGACTCGAACTCTCCACCAGAGGGGCCAATGGTGCCTTGGTCCTGCACATAGTAGATTCCGAGCCCGCTCAGCTTTTCGCAAACCGGGTCAACGAGGACGTCCATTTTTGAGACGTCCTCGTTGGACACCGATTGGCCGACTGCCAAGATGCCGAGATTGACGAGAGCCTGATCAACAAGCTCTCGCCTAGTCTTGGTCGTCATGCCGAGCCATTGACGCGGGTAGCGAGCCGCGGATCGATGGCCTTGCCGCCGAACAGGATGTCGAGACGCCACTTCGACACGTCGTTGGTGCCGTCATAGACCGGAATAACGCGAACCGATGTGCCCTTGTAGGACTGACGGCCAACGTCGACGGCGCCGGGCGGTGACACCAGCGGCACCATCACCAGTGCGAAGGCGTTCTTGTGGAACACCAGGTTCTGACGATCCTGGGCACCGGCCGCCGACTGCCACGTTACGACCTTGTCGTTCAGGTCGGTAACGCCCGTCGTAACAGCCACGTTCTGGAACGCGCCCGACCAGATCATGGCCGGATAGAACGTGATATCGGCATCGCCAGTCGTAACAGCATCCGACGTGGCGTCGGCCGTCACCACGAACTGCTTCAGGAAGGGCAGCGGCGCCTTGGTCACCGGATTGACCGCATAGACGTCGGCAATGGTGAACACATCGCCCTTCTTGACGGTCTTGGTCGTGCCGAGACCGTCCATGTGAACGGTCTGCGTCATCGAGTCCTTGACCGACGAATAGGAGATCGTAGCCGAAGTCACCGACTGGTCGACCAGCCCATTGGTTCGGCTTCCCGCCGTATGGGTCAGGATGTTCTGCGACATGAACGTGTTCACGCCGCCAATCTCGCCCAGCGAGCCCTTGCGATAGGCACCCTTGGCCGCATCCTGAATATACAGCGACGTCTGGGAGCCGAGCAGCGCCCAGTGATCGGCCGGCGACAGCACCGCGGAACGAGTATCCTGCGGGACGGCCATCTCGTCCATACGTTCCGGCGCCTTCGCAAAGTCGGCGTAGGAACCAATCTTCTTGGTGGAGGTGCCGACCCAGTTCGGCACACTGGCGTACAGGCCCGACAGATAGGTATCGACCGAGTTAGCCAGCTGGATCATGGCAGGCTTGATGACGCGCTCACCAAGCTCGCTGATCTTCAGGGTAAGGTCCTGCGAGGTGAACTCGAAGTCGACACCGCGGCGCTGGTCGACTGCCAGCGCCACCTTGCCTTCGGTCACGTCCTGCGTGCTCATGGTGGCGTTGGTGCGCACCGTGAAGTCGGTCGGACGCCGGATCGAGATGGTTTCACCAACCTCATATCCGTTCACTTTCTTGGAGAACTCGTTCTCGAATCCGCGATAGACCTGCTTCGCGAACACCAAATTATTGTCGAGATGCATCAGCGCCTCTTTGGCGATGATGTCAGCCGTCAGAGTGGTATTGGTAGCCATGTTCGTTTCCTTCTGGCGGGCGCATCACTGCGGCCGCGCTGGGCTGCGCGTCGTCACGACGGGCAAGCTGATTGATGGAAGTTCCTACCCTTCCCATCCGGACTGGCGCTTCGCGATGTAGTCGTCCATCGACGCCCCCTTGGGGTCGAACGACTGCGCCGCACCGCCTGTCACCTTGGATAGAGGTGGCGGAGTGTTAGTCTGCTTCTTCGCTGCCGGCATACGCACAGAGCCTTCAAGCCGGCCGATTTCTCGTGCCAGCTCACGCCCGCTCATGGCGTTCAATTCCCGCAGCTTCTCGGGATTCTTTGCGAGATGGTATGCAATGAGCGCACTCTTGTCCGACGACATGATTTCGTCGATCACGTCGTCGCGGACATTGACGCCGCGCATCTCGGCCATGACCTCATCGAAGTCAATTATCGTGCTGCGCGCGTCTTCTACCCGCTCAAGATGGGCAATCTGCTTCTCGCGCTGCAGTTCGCCACGTTTGCTATGCTGCTCAGCAGTTTCTTTTCGCTTGAACTCGTCCCTGATCGCCTGGCGAGCCTCATAAGCCGCCTGCGCCGCCAGGAACTTGATCGGATCATCACCGAAGTCTTCGACCTTCGGCGGCTTTTCCTGTTCATCGCCTACCTTCGACGAAGACTGCCGCCGAAATTCCTCAAGCTCGCGATCGCGCTGCGCAAGCTCGTTCAGCAGAAATTCATTTCGACGCTTGAGCCGCTGAGCACCGGACAGCCTTTTCGGCCGTTCCTGGTCGCCGTCGCCATGCTCGTCGTCATCGCCTTTCGGCTTTGCAGTTTCTTCCTGCTCAGCTTCTTGGCCCTTAGCCTGTTCGGCCTGAGCCTCGTCGCTGGTCTGCACTTCACCTTCAACCGGCGCATTCGCCTGCTCGTTGGTTTCGTCGCTCATTGTTCACCCATGAAAAAGCCGCCCTCTCGGACGGCTTGCACCCACAGCGACCGGCACGTCATGCGCCGGTCATCACATGGTCCTATTGAGCCCCTGTCTGCCCCTCGACCGGCCGGTTCATTTTCTCCAGCGTCGCGTCATGGCGCTGCTGTTCGCGCACATGGCCGGCGTTGTGGTCGTCAATCTCCTTGGCGATCTCAAAGCGATGGCGCTCATCTTGATGAACGTAGCCCATACGCTTGCCGTGCAGCTCAGCCAGCTTAATCTGAAGCTCGGTTTCCGCCCTTTCGGCATTGGCTTCGGCCGCCCGCGCCTTCGCTTGGCTTTCCTGGACTTCTGCCTGGAGCTTGGCCATAGCCGCCGCGATCTCGGCCTGCCGCATCTGCCCGGCCTCTGCTTGCTGCTGGGCGGCGGCTTGCTGCTCCGGATCGGGTTGCTGGTTCTGGTCGGCCGCCTGCCGCGTTGCCTGCTTCTCCTGCTGCAACTTGGCCTTGATTGGCGGCGGCAGGATTTCTTCCAGCCGTTCTCCAATATCTTGAGCGTTCGGCCAGTCCTGGGCCTTTGCCACGAGATCGCCGATAACGCCGGCCGCGGGCGGAAACGCCCGGATAAACTCGTTCATGCTGTCGCGGGCTTCCTGACGCTTCGTGGCGTAGTTCGGTCCCATCTCGACCACAACGTCATACGACCCAACCGTCAGATCGTTCATGACCTTCTCTATGCCGCCCTCGATGATCGGCTCATTGATCTCGATCGAGCTAAGCTTGCCGTCCTCACCCATGATCCGGATAACGCGTTGTGTGTCGTAGATGTGCGGGATCAGATCGACGATGATCTGTCCGGTGCGCTGCACGGCCAACGCCAAGTTGTCGTGATAGACGAATGTTCCGGTGTCGCTCTGTCGGTCACGAGCAGCAATCGCAACGCCGGACGTCTCATTTGACCTTGCGCCGAGACCGGCATCGTAAATGCCAATCACGGACTTCATGTCCTGGTAGGCCTGCAGCCGTCCGGCCTGAATTGCCGCACTTCCTTGCGGCGGCGCTACACGCTCGGGCTTACCCGGCGCGAGTGGATCGGCGTCATAGATCAGGACAGGCAGATTATCGGTATTGGCCGATCCCCACAGGTCCATATGATTCTGCACCTGCTTGATCGTCGCGATGAACGGCGCCTTGGGTTGAAGTGCTACAACTTCGGCATCTGCAGATGCATAGTAGTTCAACATGCGCTGCGGGTCGCGGGCGTATCGAACAATTCCGTGCCGGTAAACCTCCCGACCAATCCTCACTTCCTCACCGATCACCGGAACAATCGGAATATGCATACCCGGCCATTCGGCTCGCTCAAGCACGTCAGACTGCGTGATCAGGTAGCGGCAAACCTTAAAGCCATCCCTCTTTTCGATCCGGGCGCCGTTCGCCTCGTACCACGCCAGCGCAAGCTCACCCTGCTCTGAGTCCTCGCCTAACGTGTCTGTCAGATCGTCAATCGATCCATCGGCACGCAGGGCGAGTGTTCGCTCGATTGGCTCTTTGACCCAATACTGAGCAACCCTGATGAAATCGCCGCCGCTCCACGTGCTGAACGATTCCGACATTGTTCCGGTGAATGAAAAGTCGGTCGGCACCTTGTCAGGCCAACGTTCCTTGAACGCGGCTCGCGACACATCGACCGGAACAAAACACCACATCGCATCTTCGCGGGTCGGAAAAACCGAGTCCGGATCCCATATAACCGCGACGCCATCTTCAATTCCGGAAATGCGGATCTCCTGATTGAAGGTCGACGAATTGGCGTATTCCGTGCCAACCTGCCAGTGCCCGATGCCACAAGCGACCTGACTATCGCCAGCCATCGTGTAGACGCTCCGAGCGTAAGATCGATTTTCCACATATCGGCAAAGGTCGGTCAGGACCTTCGCTGTCTCAACATCGGCGCCGTTGTCAACCGGGATGACCTTGATCGCTGGCCGTGACTGGCGCTGATCGCCCGTGACCTGACGAACGAAAGCCGGGATTTCGTTGATGGTCAGCGCCGGCCGATTTCTACGAACCTTCAGCGCTTCCGGGTCCCACTGATCCTCTTTGTGGCCGCGGCGAAATTTCAAATCGTAGTAGGCTTCGGCCTGGTTCTGTTTTTCCCGCTGCCAGCCGCGATCATACCGTTCCCTCGCCTGTTCAATCACCATGTCGTTGGCCTTGGCGTCAGTAGCCATCCGTCAAGCACCCATCCATCCGCCGGCTGCGCGTGGCATCACAAATTTCCTTCGTTCTTCCGGCGCCTCATAGGCCACACACATCAAGCCAAAGGCATCCGCCGCATGACTCGACCAATCATGTTCAGGGCCTAGGCCGATGTTGCGAGCCTCATCCTTGCGCTCGTGGTACCAGCCCAATGCATCCAGCCCGGCTGTCGTCGTGTCCTTGTTGAACCAGATAGACGGGAACAGCCGCCGCGCCGCTTCGATGCGCATTGCAGCCGCGCCTTTCCCTTGATTCGGAATTACGGTGACTTCGAAACTTACCGCCCGCAGCGCGCTTTCAT